TCCATCACGGACATTCTCACCACGCCCATCGGCTCGCGCGTCATGCGCCGGGGCTATGGCAGCTTCATCCCGCAGCTCATCGACCAGCCTATGACGCCCGCCAACATCCTGCGGCTGCAGGCGGCGACAGCGCAGGCCATCATGAAGCACGAGCCCCGCACGCGCCTGCGCCGTGCATTTCTCAACTTTGACGCCAGCGGCCGGGCCGTACTGCAGCTGGAGCGCCAGGACCGTGGGCAGGCATCCACACGCCGCCAAGCCGTGAGCATTCAACCCGCTCAAGGTGCCCGCACATGAGCAATGCCCAAATCATTGACATGAGCAAGCTGCCGGCGCCCGCCGTGGTAGTGGTGCCGGAGTTTGAAACCATTCTTTCCGTGCTCAAGGCTGACTTCGTGGCGGCTATGCCTGCAGAGTTGCGCGCAGCCGTCAGCGACACTCTGGCTCTGGAGTCCGAACCCTTAACCAAGTTGCTAGAGCGCTTGGCCTATCAGCTGGTTGTAGAGCGCAGCGACAGAAACGACAGCGCCCACGCCGTGATGCTGGCCTATTCGCGCGGCAGCGACCTGGACCAGTTGGGCGCCATCTTTGGCGTCGTGCGCCTTGTCATCGTTCCTGCCCAGCCTGCCGCCATTCCCCCCGTGGCTGCCGTCTATGAGGATGACGACACATTCCGCGCTCGCATCCAGCTGGCACCACGCGGCTACAGCGTGGCCGGGCCTGTGGGTGCCTATGTCTTTCATGCGAAGACCGCAGACGGTCAAGTCCTGGACGCAGCAGCCACCAGCCCCACGCCGGGCCGTGTCGTGGTTTCCGTGCTTTCCCGTGTGGGCAACGGCGTGCCAAGCCAAGCGCTGCTCGATACCGTGGCAGCCGCTGTCAATGCCGATGACATCCGCCCGCTCACGGATGAGGTGATCGTCCAGGCTGCAGGCATCGTCAATTACCAGATCACCGGCAAGATTTACACCTTGCCGGGGCCGGATTCGTCCAGCGTCCTGACCACTGCACAACAGCGCATTGCGGCCTATGCCGAATCCATGCACCGCATCGGGCGGCGCCCTACCATGTCCGGCATCTATGCCGCCCTGCACATCGAGGGCGTGGACCGGGTAGAGCTGACCAGCCCTGCAGCCGATGTTGCCGTGGGTGAAACCCAGGCCAGCTGGTGTACCGCCATCAACGTGACGCACGGGGGCATCGTTGGCTGATTCACTGCTTCCACCCAATGCCACGCCGCTGGACCGGGCCGCCGAGTCGGTCATGGTCAAGCACTTTGACGCTATCGACCAGCCGCACCGCGCGCTCTGGAACCCCGACACCTGCCCGCTGGAGCTTCTGCCCTGGCTCGCTTGGAGCATGGGCGTGGAGGCATGGCGCAGCGAGTGGCCCGAGGCCATCAAACGGGCGCTGGTGCGCAATGCCATTCAGGTCCAGCGGCAGCGCGGCACCCTCAAGAGCGTGCGCGACACCGTGGCCAGCTTCGGCGGTGCCATCAGCATCCGGGAATGGTGGCAGACCGCGCCCAAAGGAGCGCCGCACACCTTTGAGCTGGTTTTCACCATGACCGGCCAGGACGGCGAGCAGGCCAGCGCCGCATTCGTGCAGGACGTTATGGCCGAAGTCTCGCGCGTCAAGCCGCTGCGCTCCCATTTCACCTTCATCCAGGGGCTCAACGCCCAGGCATCCACCCAGCTCGCATGCGTGGGCAGGCCCGTGGCGTACACGCGGCTTGACATGAATGTGGGCTGACCTCAAGGCAACCGTAACCGCACCCTATGGCCATCATCTTCAAACTCACCACTGCAGGGCGGCAGGCGCTTGTGAACGCCGCCCAGAACGGGACCCTTGCGCGCACATTGGTTAGCGTCGGCGTGACTGCCACCGCATTCACGCCTACCGAAGCGCTAACCGCCATCCCCAACGAAATCAAGCGCATCACCACCATCGCCGGGGATGTGGTGGCAAAGGACACCATCCACGTCACCATCCGCGACGATGGCAACCAGACCTATACCGTGCGCGGCCTGGGCCTGTACCTCGATAACGGCGTGCTGCTGGGCACCTACAGCCAGGCCGCCGTGATTCTGGAAAAGTCGGCGGCGTCCATCTTCCTGCTGTCCACCGATCTGCGTGTGCTGGACGGCTCCGTGAACATCAGCACGCTGCAGTTTGGGGAAACCAATTTCATCAACCCGCCGGCGACCACTGACCGCCAGGGCGTGGTGGAGCTGGCCACCGAAGCCGAGGCCAATGGGCTGGCAGATGCCGTGCGGGCACTCACGGCAGCCAGCGTCAAGACGCTGTTCAACGCGCGGGCCTTGGCCGCCACGGTCATCACGGCAGGCGTGGGCCTTACGGGCGGTGGCAGCCTTGCAGCCAATCGCACCATCACCCTGGCCAACACGGCAGTGACAGCGGGCAGCTACGGCAGCGCCACGGCAGCTCCCACCTTCACCGTCGATGCCCAGGGGCGACTGACGGCGGCAGGGACCGTGACCGTCACCCCGGCCTGGGGCAGCATCACCGGCAAGCCCACCACGCTGGCCGGCTACGGCATCACGGACGGTGCCCTGGCTGCGCGCAACATCGTAGCGGGCAATGGTTTGACGGGCGGCGGCAACCTCACGGCAGACCGCACGCTGACCTTGGGCACCCCCAGCACGCTGACGGGCGCCACCACCAATGCAGCTACGGCCACCAGCCACACCCATCTGGTCAGCCTGAACGTGGCCGACCTGGGCGACGGTGCTGCCGTCACCATGGCATCAGCCCTGGGCAATGGTGTGGACCTCAACACGGTGACAGCCCGAGGCATCTACACGCAAAGCGCCAATGCCAACGCCGTAGGCGGCAGCAATTACCCGGTGCCAGAGGCCGGCACCCTGCTGGTCATTGGGGACGGTGCATCCATCAGCACGCAAACCTATACCCACTACTACAACGGCAGCCAATGGACACGTTCCCGCCTGAACGCGAACTGGAGTCCATGGCGCAAGAGCGTGACGGATGAGCGCACCATTGCCACAGGCACGGGCCTGACGGGCGGCGGCGACCTCTCGGACAATCGCACCATTGCCCTGGCCAACACGGCAGTGACGGCAGGCAACTACGGCAGCGCCACGGCGGCGCCCACCTTTACCGTCGATGCCCAGGGGCGACTGACAGCGGCTGGAACCGTGACGGTCACGCCGGCCTGGGGCAGTGTCACCGGCAAGCCCACCACCTTGGCGGGCTACGGCATCACGGATGCGGCTCTAGCCGCTCGCACCATCACGGCAGGCACAGGCCTGACGGGCGGTGGCAATCTGACCGCAAACCGCACCATTGCCCTGGCCAACACGGCAGTGACGGCGGGCAGCTATGGCAGCGCCACGGCGGCGCCCACCTTCACCGTCGATGCCCAGGGGCGGCTGACGGCGGCAGGCACTGTGACCGTCACCCCGGCCTGGGGCAGCGTCACCGGCAAGCCCACCACCTTGGCGGGCTACGGCATCACGGACGGCGCCCTGGCTGCGCGCAACATCATTGCGGGCAATGGCCTGACAGGCGGCGGCAACCTCACGGCAGACCGCACGCTGACCTTGGGAACCCCCAGCACGCTGACGGGCGCCACCACCAATGCAGCTACGGCCACCAGCCACACCCATCTGGTCAGCCTGAACGTGGCCGACCTGGGCGACGGTGCTGCCGTCACCATGGCATCGGCCCTGGGTAGCGGTGTGGACCTCAATACGGTGACAGCCCGAGGCATCTACACGCAAAGCACCAATGCCAACGCCACGGGCGGCACCAATTACCCGGTGGCCGCCGCTGGCACGCTGCTGGTCATCGGGGACGGTGCATCCATCAGCACCCAGACCTATACCCACTACAACAATGGCGACCAATGGACCCGCTCGCGCTACAACACGGGCTGGAGTGCATGGCGCAAGAGCCTGACCGATGAGCGCACCATAGCCACAGGCACGGGCCTGACGGGCGGCGGCAATCTGACCGCAAACCGCACGATTGCCCTGGCCAACACGGCAGTGACGGCGGGGGGCTACGGCAGCGCCACGGAAGCCCCCACCTTCACCGTCGATGCCCAGGGGCGGCTGACGGCAGCCGGCACCGTGACCGTCACCCCGGCCTGGGGCAGTGTTACCGGAAAGCCCACCACCTTGGCGGGCTACGGAATCACGGATGCGGCTCTTGCCGCTCGCACCATCACGGCAGGCACAGGCCTGACGGGCGGCGGCAATCTGACCGCAAACCGCACCATTGCCCTGGCCAACACGGCAGTGACCGCTGGCAGCTACGGCAGCGCTACGGCGGCGCCCACCTTCACCGTCGATGCCCAGGGGCGGCTGACAGCGGCTGGAACCGTGACGGTCACCCCCGCCTGGGGCAGCATCACCGGCAAGCCCACCACCTTGGCAGGCTACGGCATCACTGACGGCGCCCTGGCCGCCCGCGCCATCAACACGGGCACGGGTCTGAGTGGTGGCGGCAACTTGACTGCAGACCGCACCATTGCCCTGGCCAACACGACAGTGACCGCTGGCAGCTACGGCAGCGCCACGGCGGCTCCCACCTTCACCGTCGATGCCCAGGGGCGGCTGACGGCTGCCGGCAGCGTCACCGTCACCCCGCCCTGGGCCAGCGTCACCGGCAAGCCCACCACGCTGGCAGGCTACGGCATCACGGACGGCGCCCTGGCTGCGCGCAACATCGTGGCGGGCAATGGCCTGACGGGCGGCGGCAACCTGACGGCAGACCGCACGCTGACCTTGGGGACACCCACCACACTGAGCGGCACAACAGCCAATGCAGTCACGACCACCAGCCACTCGCATGCGCTTGCGGCAGCAACTGAAACCGTGAGCGGTGTCAGCGAGCTGGCTACGGTAGCTGAGGCAAAGGCGGGTATTGATACCACTCGCTCCGTGACCCCCAAGGGACTTGTGGACACCATCAGCGACCACATGCCCACCGGGTCGATCTTCATGTATGCCGGTTCTACCGTGCCTGCGGGGTGCCTGAAAACCAACGGCGCAGCGGTCAGCCGCACAACATACGCAAAGCTGTTCGCGGTGATCGGCACGCGATTCGGGTCGGGCGATGGTTCGACCACATTCAACGTGCCAGAAACCCGTGGTGAGTTCCCCCGCTTCTGGGATGACGGACGCGGAATTGATGCGAGCCGTGTTCTCGGCTCTGCCCAGATCGATACTGTGCAGACCCACCAACACAACCTGCCAACCAGCGCGCCAGCGGGTCCAGACGGTACGAGATGGGGTATTCGAGATGATCTTTGGTATTACTCCGATGGAGGCTCAAACGCTAATCCAGCGGACAGCCCATCCGACCCGGCACGTACATGGCCATATGCCAACGGACTTGAATCCGAGGGACGCTTTGGATCTGAAACGCGCCCGAGAAACGTGGCTTTTATGGGCCTGATTAAGTACCTGTGAGGCAGATATGAAAGAAAAGATTGTTTTTCAGTGCGATGACGATGGATGGTTTGTAGGCATCACCACAGCGGACGAAAGCCCGGAAGAGCCGGGCGTCTTTCACATCCCGCGCAACGCATATGAGGATGCGCCGCCAGTGTTTAAGCCGGGCGATGGTGAGCGGGTGCGGCGTGTGGCCACAGGCTGGGAAATCGTCAAGCCCGAAACCACGCCGACAACTCCAGAGCAGCCCAAGGCGGCCCCCGCAACATGCACGCCGGCGCAGGGGCTGGTTGCACTCTTTGCCATCAAGCGCATCACAGAGGACGATGTGCTGGCAAAAATCGCCAGCATCCCGGATGAGGTGCAGCGCTACACCGTAAAAATCGGATACCAGCGCGCCACGACCTGGGAGCGAGGTAGCCCGGCCATGCAGACCATGGCCCAACTGCTGCAGCTATCGGACAGCGACTTAGACGAGTTGTTTACCTACGCTAAAAGCGTGGCGGTGTAGCGAAATCAGGCCCAGGGTGCGGGCCAGTTACGTGCAAGTCACCGCCACAACGGGCCGCGCTGGCTCATTCGGGCACCGGGCGCAACCATAGGGGACCAGCAACCCACCCCCTATGCAAAGCCCATGTCTCAAACGACAAATCCCAACATCGTGACGCTGACCGTCACGCAAGAAGCCGCCCATTTCATTCTCGATTGCGTGGCTGATCGTCCTTTCAAGCAAGTGGCACCGCTGCTGGCTGAGCTGCAGGCCCAGGTGCAAGTCCAGGCCAATACCCAAGGCGCAGAGACTGTTGAACAGCCTGCCAGCGCAAGCGCCGATCAAGCCGCCGCCGAAGACCAGGACAAGCCCAAGCGCGGCAAGGGTCAAGCCACGGCTGCCGACTCTGAGGCGGCCTGAGCGCCATCACTCCCTTCCATCCCCTCATTCAAAGGAAGCCACATGGCTGCAACTGAATATCACCATGGCGTCCGTGTCATCGAGACTACGGGCGCAGGCGCGGCTATCCGCGTTGTTTCCACTGCCGTCATCGGTCTGGTGGCCACGGCCCCGGATGCCGATGACGAGGCATTCCCCATCAACACCCCTGTGCTGCTCACCAACCCGGCAGGCGGCATTGGCAAGGCTGGCAAGGGCGGCACCCTGGCCAAAGCGCTGACGGCCATCAGCGGCCAATCGCGCGCCCTGACCATCGTGGTGCGTGTGGAAGAAGGTGCCGACATTGCAGCCACTACCACCAACGTCATCGGCACCGTGACCGTCACTGGTCAGCGCACAGGCATCCAGGCACTGCTGGCGGCGGAATCCGAGCTGGGCGTGAAGCCCCGCATCATCGGCGCCCCCGAGCTGGACACCAAGGCCGTGGCCAACGCCCTGGCCAGCGCTGCGCAGTCCCTACGCGCCTTCACCTATGTGGCGGCACGCGATGCCACGGGCGGCTATGCCAAGACCAAGGAAGAAGCCACCACCTACCGCGAGGAATTCGGCCAGCGTGAAGTCATGGTGTTGTGGCCCAACTTCATGGCCTGGGACAGCACAAGCGGCGCCGAGGGCACAGGCGCTGCCGTCACCCTGGCAGCACCCGCCTATGCCCTGGGTCTGCGCGCCAAGCTGGACCAGGAAGTGGGCTGGCACAAGAACATCAGCAATGCCGTCATCAACGGCCCCGAGGGCATCACCGTGCCCGTGTTCTTCGACCTGCAGAACCCGGCCAGCGATGCGGGCTACCTCAATGCCCTGGAAGTCACCACCATCATCCGCCGCAGCGGCTACCGCTTCTGGGGATCGCGTACCTGCGAAGAGAAGGGCGGCAAGTTCTCTTTTGAAAACTACACCCGCACGGCCCAAGTCCTGGCCGACACGATTGCCGACGCGCATTTTGCGTTCGTGGACAAGCCCATGCACCCCAGCCTCGTGCGCGACATGCTGGGCTACATCAATAGCCGCTTCCGCGACCTCGTGGGCGGTGGCTACCTGATCGGCGCCGAAGCCTACTTTGACCCCGACCGCAACAGCAAGGAAGACCTCGCTGCTGGCCGCCTGCTCATCAGCTACCGCTACACGCCCGTGCCGCCGCTGGAAAACCTCATCTTTGAGCAATCCATCACGGACGACTTCCTGGCCGAGTTCGCGGCTGCCATCCAGGCCTGAACCTGAAACCATAGGAGCACCATTCAATGGCACTGCCTTCCAAACTCAAAAACTTCAACCTCTTTGGCGACGGCAACGTATGGCGCGCCCAGATCGACAGCGTGACCGTGCCCAAGCTCACCCGCAAGGTCGAAGAGTGGCGCGGCGGCGGCATGCACGGCCCCATCGAAGTGGACCTCGGCCTGGAAAAGCTGGAGCTGTCTTTCAAGGCCGGCGGCTTTCTGCTCGACGGCTACCGCGCATTCGGTGGCAAGACCCACAACGCCAACCAGTGGCGCTTTGCGGGCGCCTATGAAGACGACGGCACCGCCGTGGTCACCGCCGTGGAAATTCTGGTCAGCGGGCGTGTGCGCGAAATCGACCCCGGCGATGCCAAGGCAGGCGACGACACCGAGCACACCCACACCATCAGCGTCAGCTACTACAAGCTGACCGTGGACGGCCGCGATGTGATCGAGATCGACATGCCCGGCCTGGTCTTCAACGTCGATGGCCAGGACGTTCTTTCCAAAATCCGCCGCGCTATCGGCATGTGATCGAGCGCCCTTCAATTCCCTTTTTCTGAGAACCCATCACCATGAACGAAAACGAAACTACTCCCGTGGTCGAAGGCGTGGAAGTTGTCACGCTGGACTATCCCATCAAGCGCGGCGACACCGAAGTCACGGCCATCACCCTGCGCAAGCCACTGGCTGGCCAACTGCGTGGCATCAAGCTGGGCGAGCTGCTCAATCTGGATGTGGGCTCTGTGCAGATGCTGCTGCCACGCATCACCACCCCCACCCTGTTGCAGCATGAGGTGGCCCAGCTCGACCCGGCCGACCTTGCCGAGCTGAGCATGAAGGTGGCTAGTTTTTTCGCCCGCAAGAGTATCCGCGCGGAATACCTGACAGCGTAGAGGACGCCATGGCCGACTTGGCCATGGTCTTTCATTGGCGGCCGGCGGACGTGGAGGACATGACGCTGGCCGACCTCATGGAATGGCGTGAACGAGCCCGCATTCGCGCCCAACATCAGGGTGTGTAATATATGGGCAATGTTTGCCGACTTCCTCATCATTGCGCTGTTTGCACTGGCCGTGCTGAGCTTTGCCCTGCTGCCCATAGTGGCTGCAATCGGCATTTGGGCACACGTCAGCGCAAAGGGTCACCGCGCCCAGGCCCGCGAAATCGAGCGCCTGCTGGCCGAAAAAGACTAGCCGCCCCCCTGCACTCCCGCGCCCTGGCGCAAGGGGGTGCCCATGTCTGACACCCGCCTGCGGCTCATTCTGGAGCTGCGCGATAGAGTGCTTGCGCCCCTGCGCGGCATTCAGTCCGGCAGCAAGGATGCCGCCGCCGCGCTCAAGTCCACCCGCGACCAGTTGCGCGACCTTGAAAAAGCCCAGCAAGACATTGACGGCCTGCGCAAGACCCGCGTGCAGTTGCGCGGGCAGCAACGCGACCTGCAAGACCTGCAAACCAAGCTGGCCACCAGCAATGGCAGCCTTGTGGAACACCGCGAGCGGCACAAGAACATTGCCGCATCGCTCAAGACCGCACGTGAGTCACACAGCAAGCTCACCAAGGCGCTGCAGGACGGCGCCACCGCTACGCCCGAATTCAGCCGCCAGCTGGAGATGGCCCGCATTCGGCTGCTGAGCAGTCAGACTGCCTATGAGCGCTCCAACTCCGCGCTGAGCAAATACCGTACCCAGATCAAGACCACTGAGGCGGGCATTGCCCAGCTCAGCGGCAAGATCGACAACGGCAAGGAACGGCTGCAGGGCTACCAGCAGCGGCTGGAGCGCGCAGGCATCAGCACCGAGCGCCTGGGCCAGCAATCGCGCAACCAGAAAACCCAGATCGAGGCAGCCACAGCCGCCATGGAGCGCCAAAAGCAGGCGCTGGCCGGACTCAAGGCCCAGCAGGACAAGCTGGCCGCGCTCAAGGCCAATCACGCCAAGTCAATGATGCACGCAGGCATGGCCGTGGGTCTGGGCGTGGGCATGGTGGCCGAGGGCCGCACCCTGGCCAAACCGGTGCAGGCCACGCTGGGCGCGTTCTCTCAACAGGAAGATGCATCGACCCAGCTGCGGGCGGCCATGATGCAGTCCGATGGCAGCGTCCAGGCCGAGTTCACGCAGATCGATGCCCTGGCCAAGCGCCTGGGGGACCGCCTGCCCGGAACAACGGCTGACTTCATCGAGATGATGACCGTGCTGCGCAAGGAAGGCATCTCTGCGCAGGCCATTCTGGGCGGAACGGGCGAGGCTGCTGCCTTGCTGGGCGTGCAGTTGAAAATGCCCGTCACAGGGGCTGCAGCCTTTGCGGCCAAGATGCAGGACGCCACCCAGGCCACCGAGAGCGAAATGCTCGGCCTGATGGATGTGCTGCAAAAGAATGCCTACCTCGGGGCCGATCAGAATTACCAGTTGGCTGGCATCACCAAGATGGCGGGAGCCATGTCCTTGATTCGGCAAAAGGGGCAGGAAGCCTACAAGACGCTTTCCCCCTTGCTGGTGATGATGAATCAGGCAGGCATGACGGACGGCGGCAGCGCTGGCAACGCCATCGACAAAGTGTTCGCCGCTGGACTCGACAGCAAGAAGCTCAAAAAGACCAACGACATGCTGGCCAAGCGGGGCATCAAGCTGAACTTTGCAGACAAGCAGGGGAAGTTTGCAGGCATCGAAAACCTGTTCGCTCAGCTGGACAAGCTCAAGGCTCTGGGTGAAAACGACATTCTCAAGAATGAAGTGCTGTCCGAGCTGTTCGGTACCGACGCCCAAAATCTGCAGGTGCTGCGCAACTTTATGGCCAAGGGCTACGAAGGCTATAAGGAAACCGTGGCCAAGATGGACGCCCAGGCCAGCCTGCAGCAGCGCGTCAATGAGCAGCTAGGCACGCTGAGCAATGTCATGGAAGCCGCGCAAGGCGGTTTTACCAATGTCATGGCAGACATTGGCGACACCATCAAGGGCGATGCCAAGGACATCATCAAGGCCGTTGGCGACATCACCAGCAGCGTGGGCGGCTGGATCAAGGAGCACCCCGCATTGACGGCAGGTATCGCCCGCTCCATCGCGGTGCTGGCTGGTCTGATGGTTGTGCTAGGCGCTCTGCTGGTGCCGCTGGCTCTGATCGCGGGCAAGTTCATGCTGATGCGCTTTCTGTTCGGCACGATCGGCATCAAGGTGCCTATGCTGAGCGCGGGCATCAGTGCGCTGACGGGTGTGGTGAGCAAGCTCACCGGCGCCCTGTTCTCTGGCCTCATGGTGGCCTTGCGTGCAACCATGGGCGTCATCGTCAAGCTGGGCGTGGCACTCCTGACCACGCCGGTGGGCTGGTTTGTGCTGGCCATTGCGGCCATCGCAGGCGCGGCCTACCTGATCTATAAACACTGGAGCGCCATTTCTGGCTTCTTCTCCGGGGTCTGGGGCAGCGTCAAGACTCAAGCCGCGGCGGCCTGGACATCCATCAAAGCCAGCCTTTCCGGCCTGTGGTCCAGCTCAGTCAGCACGGCGCAGACCATCTGGGCGGATCTGCCGGGCTTCTTCTCTGGCATGTGGCAAGGTATCAAAGACACGGCCTCTTCCGTGTGGAATGGCATTGCATCCATGCTTGGCCAGATGTGGGCCGCAATGGTCAGTACCGCCAGCACGGTCTGGCAGCAGCTGGGCAGCTCTTTCCCTGCTGTGCTGCAAACCATCAGCACGGCCATCGTCAACTGGAGTCCGCTGGGTCTGTTCTATCAGGCCTTTGCTGGCGTCATGAGCTACTTTGGCCTTGAGCTGCCCACCAAATTCAGCGAATTCGGAGCCAACATCATCCAGGGGCTGGTCAACGGCATCACCAGCAAGATGGCCATGGTGCGCGATGCCGTGGGCGGTGCAGCAGATTCGGCTATTGGCTGGTTCAAGGAAAAGCTGGGCATTCACAGCCCTAGCCGCGTTTTCATGGCGGCAGGCGTCAACGTGGGCGAAGGTGCAGCCATTGGTATTGACCGCACCTTAGGCATGGTGCGCAAGTCTGCTGCGGCCATGGCCATGGCAACAGGGGTCACGCTGGGCGCTCCAACCATGGCCGCGCCCGTAATGCCCGTGCCGCAGGTCGGTATGCCCGCCCAGGTCGTGCAGCTGCAGACCGCTGCCGCCCCGGAGCTGCCACCCGCCGCGCAGGAGCTGCAGCCCATGCTGCAGAAGCTGCCGCCATTGCCTGCCCAGGCCGTGAAACTACAGACCACTGCGGCCCCGGCACTGCCACCTGCTGCGCAGCCGCTGCTGCCCACACTGCAAAAGCTGCCGCCCGTGCTTGCCCAGGTCGTACAGCTGCAGACTGCTGTGGCCCCGGCGCTGCCACCCGCCGCGCAACCACTGCTGCCCGATCTGCAGACGTTGCCGCCCGTTCCAGCCCAGGTCGTACAGCTGCAGACCACTGCCGCACCAGCGCAGCCACCCGCTGCGCAGCCGCTGCTGCCCACACTGCAGGCGTTGCCGCCTGTGCCCGCCCAGGTCGTGCAGTTGCAGGCGTTGCCGCCCGTGCCTGCCCAGGTCGTGCAACTGAAGCCCGCTGTGGAACAGGCGCTGCCACCCACCGCGCAGCCGCTACTGCCCATGCTGCAGAAGCTGCCGCCCGTGCCTGCCCAGGTCGTGCAACTGCAGGCCGCTGCGGCCCAGGCGCTTCCGCCCGCCGCACAGCCGCTGCTGCCCGCGCTGCAGAAGCTGCCGCCTATACCAGCCCAGGCCGTGCAGCTGCAGCCCGTCATGAAGGAAATGCAGGCCATTTCTGCGCAGCAGCTGCCAGCCATGCCCGACATGGCCGACCCCGTGCAGATTGACCGCCGCCCGGTGCTGGCCACCCCAGTGCCTGCAGCTGCGCGCCCTGCTCCTGTGATCCACGGCGACACCATCACCATCCAGATTCACGCCGCCCCCGGCATGGACCTGCAGGCAATAGGCAGGGAGGTGGAGCGAGTGATCGAGCAGCGCGAGCGCGCCAAGGCCGCACGCCTTCAAAGCAGCTTTACAGATTGGAATTGACCGCCATGCAAATGTGTCTTGGCCTTTTTGTTTTCAGCCTCGATACCCTCTCGTATCAAGAGCTGCAGCGCCGCACCTCGTGGAAGCACCCCACGCAGAGCATCGTGGGCGGGCGCGATACCTCGCAATACCTTGGCTATGGCGAGGACATCATCACCCTGAGCGGCAGCATGGTCCCCGAGTTCAAGGGCAAGCCTGCCAGCCTGGACGAGCTGCGCCGCATGGGTAACACCGGCTTGGCCTGGGCGCTGGTGGAGGGCAGCGGCACCATCTACGGCGCCTACGTCATCACCGAAATGCAGGAAACCAAAACCTTTTTTGAGGTGGACGGCACGGCACGCAAGATTGAATTCAGCCTGACCCTACGCCGCATCGACCAGGACGATGAGGGCGACGGCGGCTACTCCGATGAAATGGGCGACCTGGAAACATCCGACGCCGTGAGCATGAGTTAAGGGCAAGGCCATGAGCGATATTTCCGACATCCGCGCCACCCTGCCCACGGCCAGCACTACGGGCAGCAGCAACCGCCGCCTGTTCCTGCAGCTCACTCCCATCTGGCGCGTGACGGTCAAGGGACAGGACGTTTCCGACCGCTTCGCGCCGCGTCTGGTCAGCCTCAACATCACCGACAACCGCGACGGCGAGGCCGATGAGGTGGAAATCGTCATCAGCGACCATGACGGCGCCGTGGAGCTGCCCGAAACCGGCGACCCCATGACCGTGGCCATAGGCTGGCAGCTCAGTCCTGGCAGCGGCCCCTACCGGGCGCCAACGGCCGACGAAATGGGTGGCTTTCCCCTGGGGCTGGTAGATAAGGGCAGCTACACCATCCAGGCCGTGGAATACAGCGGCGCGCCCGACACCATCACACTGCGCGGCCGTGCGGCCAATATGCTGGACGAGCTGCGCACCCTCAAGGACCGCAGCTGGCACAAGACCACCGTAGGCACCATCGTGCGCAGCATCGGTGCGCAGAACAAACTCAAGGTCAGCATCGACAAGGAAATTGCGCTGCGCAAGATTGGCCACGCCGATCAGGCGCAGGAGTCCGACGCCTCGTTTCTGCGCCGCCTGGGGAGGCAAATGGATTGCCTGTGCAACATCAAAAACGGCACGCTGCTTTTTAGCCAGGCACGCAAGGCCCGCACGCCCAGCGGTACAGAGCTGCCGCCTGTCACCATCACCCGCGATGCAGGCGACCAGCACCGCTGGGCACGGTCAGACCGTGACTCGTATAGCGGCGTAAAGGCCTTCTATAACAACATCAAGCGCGGCACCCGTTCCAGCGTGGTGGCGGGCATCAGCGGCCGGGCCAAGACCCTGCGCCAGACCTATGCCAACGAGGCGGACGCCCTGGCCGCCGCCCGTGCCGAATGGCTGCGCATCCAGCGCGGCATCTACTCCTTTGACATCACCCTGGCCTATGGCCGTGCCGATGTCATGCCCCAGCGGCCGGTGATCGTCAGTGGCTGGAAAAAGCAGATCGATGAAACCGTGTGGATGGTCACCGCGGTGCGCCACAGCCTGAGCAACACCGGGTACACCAGTCAGCTAACGCTGGAAACACAGCAGAGCGAGGGGGTGGATGGAGGGGATGAGACGTCTGCAGATTGATTCGATATCTTTTTATCCCTTCCATCAGGTCTCATTTATTTGTTTTCAACCGATCAATGATTTCCAACACTGGAGTATTAGGACCATCATCACTGACAATTCCATCTTTTATAGGCCGGAATACGGAATTAAAAATAATATTTCTTTGTTCATCACTGAGCGATGACTCCAAAGACAGCGAGAGATATGTCTGAGTCATGACAGCTCTTTCATGGGCATCATTCTTTAAATGAGAATGGCTTAGCCATATCTTCGTTACTAATCTTATAAACCAAAAGAATATTACAAGAAGAATAACTACTGCGACATTCCCAGGTTCGATCAATTTATTGGTTTTGGGAATAAATCTGTCAGCAGCATACACGCCGAGGAAGAGTAATACACAGGAAACAACCACAACACCAATCAAAATATTAAACCAATGCTTCTCTTGAGTATCATGATATAGCTGCTTGCTATTCCACAACTCTTGTGATTTCTGCAACTTTACTTGATCCAAAGCCGTTTTCTCGGCTTGGGCAACCATATTTCTTAGGTTTTCCTCTGTCTTTTTCGCTAAGTCACCTAAATTAGAATTTATATTACCAACAGATTTTTCTGCATTTTCAATATAATTCTTTTCTAAAGAGTTTAATTTTTCATTAGATTGATTAACGTAATCCTCGAGAACCTTCAACCTACTTATAGATTCCTCTATATATAGTTTACTATTTTTAATTTCTCCAATTAGAGAGTTTGCCTCTTTTATTCGGCCGTCAAAATCATACTGATCTAGAATACCATTTATGAAACCACATGCAGAAAAGCCAGGTCCATGATCTCTCACAGCGTTCGTGAGATTATTACTAGCAATGCCTAGAAGGTATGAGTGGACGAACTGTTCACTACACCCCTTAAGTTTGAAAGTGGTAATGTCTGAAGAGACTATCCTGTTAATAGTAAGAAATTTATTCGTTTCTTCAACGACACTTTCAAAATTATAGTCATCATGAATTTTGTCAGCATGAGACTTTATATTATTGAGATAATTTCTAACAATATGATCTAACTGATACCCAACACTCGAAAAATATGTGAGCCAATTACTGTACTGTTCATTCAGAAGTCGCCTAACTCGATTTGAGCTGTTGACAGAAAAGCTCCTATCAAGAAATGAAATTTCAAGTTGTCCTTGTTCTTTCTCGTTATTCATTCACCCGCCTTTGATTCAAAGAAAATACATCCAGTCATCGCACATAACTCTTGCGCCCAGAATCCGTGTAGCAATACCGTCCCCCACGAGGCCCAATGCAGATCTGTCCACTTCGGCAGCTGCAATCACCGCCAGTGGATTGGGTGGGTTTAGGCTGCGACGTCAGCCCCAGCGCGCGGCTGGCACCGCCGCCCATCTCTGCGCTGCAGCTGCGCTTGGAGCCGCTGACGGAACCGTCATTGCAGATGAACAGCTCGCCTTGGCAATGCGATACACCGCCCTTGCGGCCCGAGCATGGATAGTTGGCAGCGTTAACGTCAATGCTGCTCAAAGCCAACAGCACTAAAGCACATGCCGCTATGAATATAGAGTGCAGAGACTTTTGCAGAGCCCACGGCTTGCGCGTGCCGGGCGCCATCATCTCGATTGCCGGTTGTACTCAGCCTGCGCTCTCATTTCAGCGACACAGCTGGAGTTGGGTTCACAGACATCGTCCTCTGCAGACCGGCGAGTTGGTCGTGCAGCAGTGTTCTGCGCTTTGGGCGTTACAGCGTTGGCTGACTTTTGTGCTGGGGGCGTTGGCGTGTTGCTGCTTTCGCTGTAGTAGCCGCCACCTGATGAGCCGTACCCTGAGCCACGGCTAGAGTAGCTGCGTCGGCTGCTCCCGCTGCTGCCGCCCGAGCTACGGCTGCTGCCACCTGAGCTGCGACGGCCACCGCCGCCACGCGCCTGGGCCACCGTAGGCACCAATGCAGCAGCGACCAAGGCTGTGAAAAGGCCTCGCCGCGTTGAACGGGCGCTCTCTAAAACCAGCATTGCATTCCCCCTCTTATATTGAGCTGCGGTCTCTTTGGGCCGTCAGCTGCAAAGTCAGTTCTTAGTTACGTCTCTTTCGGAAAAAAATCACCCGGGCCATTGCCTCAAGCGCAGTACGCCCTTCTCCTTCTAGTGCGACACATGCGTGAGGTCGTGATGTCGAAAGCTGCTACAGAGCCAAGCACCGCTCACTGAGACTTGGTAACAACACCAGAGAAGTTGAACATCCCTTCGCTGGAAACCATTGCTGAGTGCTCCCCTTGAAGCGCCATCTTGTAGCTGTAAGTCCCTCCGTCCTTGCCTATGAAGTTGTACGTGAGGACATTGCCGTTGATCCTGACACTAGTGAATTCCGAAGTACCGCTCTTGCCTATTACTCGGCCGCCTAGCCGGCCCCCGCGTGACTCGATGTAAATCGTAATCGGATCAGATGCCAGTGCCCACCTAAGAGTGCCACTCCAGGTGCCAACGAACTGGGCAATGCTCGGGTCAATTTGCGGGGCTGCGGGTTGCTCGGCGGGTGCAGAACTTTGTTGGCCTGCCTTCGCACAGATATCGCACCGGACTTCTGAAAAGTTCTTTATGGAAATCGGCGATGTGCCAAAAGCGCTGTCTTCCACCGTGTTGGTGTTTGCCAGGACGTTGAAATACGGGGTGCCATCAATGTTGTACGACACCTTCGAGCATGTCGCCGTGGTCGAGGTAATCGAGTAGTTGGCCGAGTAGGACGGAGCAGACCCGGTCAGCGATTTTATTTTGATGGACGCTGCGCACTGTCCAATGATTTTGCTGCAGTCACACATCGAATCGGCATGTGCAACAACCCCAATCAGCCCAAAAACACAGCCTACCAAGGCCTTATCAATACGAAGCATCAGTTAGCTCCTAAAAAATAAGCCGCTCAGTCACCCATGACTTACTTGGTTGATAAAAATGAATTCACCAAAGCGCCTTCCAAGCATAGCGTTCGCCTATTCAGTAGAAAATCTGCACTAGCGTTGAGGTTGGGCCGGTGGACAGCCCCACGCGCTTGCCTGCAAACTTGCCGTCGCGCACGGGGTCCCCGTTCTTGGCGCTTTCCAGCAACTGACGTGCGGAGTCTTCGCCAAGCGCGTAGGTCAACACCTGAGCGGCCAACTGCAGGTTTTCGGCGTTCATTGCTTCAAAGGTCTCGCCGTCGTCGTCCCTGAAAAACTCCCAATACACGTTCACGCGACGGTTGCGGAATTCAAGGCCGAAATCCGGCCCGCACACACTCCTGCCGCATTTGTCCGTAAGGAAGCTGTAGCCCTTGCCATCATTGAGACGCGTTTCGCTGACCACAGGGCGGCCCACGGCGGCGATCATTCCGGCCTCATCCAGTTGAGCCGCACGCGGCGTTTGTTCAGCGGCCCCGGCGATGCTGCTGTCGTGCTGCGAGCAACCTACGAGCAAACCCAATGCAGCAGCGACCAAGGCTGTGCAAAGACCTCGCTGCATTGAACTGGCGCTCTCTAATACCAGCATTGCACTCCCCCTCTTTAGTGAACTGCAGTCTCTCTGGACCGTCAGCCCGAAAGTCGGCTCTTACCTATTTCTCTTTCTCTTCTGACGAAAAAGCGAGCTTCGCAACTGCTTCCAGCGCTGCGCGGCCTTCAACGCTGCTGCTGCGCCACGCCTGCAGCAGCTCACGCTCTGCGGGCGCAAGCGTGCTTTCCGATGCGCTGGCTTTTTGGCCTGTAACGACATAAAGCACATCAACGCCAAGGCCAGCCATCAGAGCAAGCACGCCAGCGTTAGGCGTAGCTTCACCCTTCTCCCACTTGAGCAAAGCACCCCTTGAGACATTGCATGCCTCGGCAAATGCAAGCTGCGGCATATCTAAGCGAAAACGCTCTTCTTTGATTCGCTCGCCAATAAGCTCACAAAATTCATCCATATTTATTGACACGCTCACTTTTGTGAGCGAAGATGCAGTTACGTTGTAAATCTCAGTTCTCATCGTACATGACCACCATCACCGTCCCGGCAGGCCATGCTTGCGCAAATCGAGGAACTCGCTGCGCCGTTGGTTCGTCCTTGGTGCGCATCATCCTCAAGTGCATGCGGAAACCCCTTTGCACTGCGGAATTGCAAGCATTGGCTGGCAGGTCAGGAAAAGATGGTGTCGCATCCTTCACGCATTCCGAACGTATCCAGCAGTTGTTCCCGCAAATTGAGGGTTTCCAGCACAGATATCAGGTGCATGAATTCCCCCATGCCATTGGCAACGACGTGCCGGTAGATCTGACCCGAATCGTTGCGAAGGCCAATAACTCTGTCCTTACCAGTTCCGCACCACTCAATATGGGCTTGGGCTTCGACCATGGCCATGATGAGCTGGTCGTCAATACGTGGAACGATCCCCTCCAGGAGCTTTGTCTGCATTTCTGCCACCCCGGCTTTGATGTTGTGGTGCTTCATTGTGCCGCCAGACAGGGCGGAAAAACAATTTGCAACATATCAGGAGCTCAAAGGCTGCTAATGCCGTGGGCTTTGAAAAATGAAGTCTGCAACCGACTCAATGCGGTCAAGCGCCTCCTGCAGGTAGGTTTCGATAGGGTGGCTTTGGTGCCAAGTGGCTTGCCATGCTTCGAACTCACCAGACTCCACCACGCGCAGAAATTCAGCATTGCTTTTGCTGCCAAAGGCTTTCTTCTTGTCATGTTCAAAAGCCGCGTTTGCCAGCGCGACAGCCTGCTCCTGAACGATGGCCGCAAACATCAATTTCTCTGTTGAGTAGCGCATTGGCTGCTATCCGTTTCATTTGCATGCTGTAACAAGCCAGCTCATCGTACATGACCACCAACCTCAACCTGCAGGCCGCCACATCACATACGCCTTTGGTCGTATCGACTGTGAACAAGCCCATTGCCATTCGCCTGGGCCAGCAAGAGCTGGACGAGGTGCTGCAATTGGCCCGTGCAGAGGACAGGCCTGCAGGCAACTTTGCCCGCATGGTCTACCTGCTGGGTCTTGCCGTGTACCGCGAGCAAGGCTTTTTGACGCTGCAGGCCGATGTTGCCCAGCCCGCGCGCAGCCGCTGGCAGGCGGCCAGTGGTCTGGTCAATGAAAAGCCGATCGCCATGCGCCTGAACTCCGCAGAGCAGGCCGATGTGGAAGAAATGGCCCGCAACGAATCGCGCCGCCCTGGTAACTTTGCGCGGGCCGTGTTTCGCATGGGCATGCCGATCTACCGCCAACGCATACAGCAGCGCGCTGTGGCCACGCCCGCAGTGGGTGCTGTCAGCTATGAGTGAGGTGCCCATGGTCGAAAACGATCCTTTCAATGCAGAGCCCGGTCTGCAGGCGCATCGTAGTTTTGCCCAGGCCGCCCTGGGCGTAGGCGTGCGTAAGGTCAGCATGGGCGTGGTGGAGCCTCAAGCTGTGGGACAAACCGGGCAAGGCTGTAACACCGCGAACGGCCAGACCGTGGCACGCGAAGAGAAGCAGGCGCCGCTGATTCTTGGCCCCAAACGCAAGAGCATTCCGCGCGACAGGACGCGCCTGCGCTGCCCTCATTGCAAGTCGCCTTGCAACTCGCGCACCAGCTTTGAAACCAGCGCGCTGACTCGCACTTTCATCTACTGCTGCACCAACTACGAGTGCGGCCATACGTTCAAGGCAGTCATGGAGATTCACTACACGATCTCCCCCAGCGCCACCCCTGACCCGGCAGTGAACCTGCCCATATCCACCCATGTGCGCCGTGACTTGGTACGTACCCAGATGGATGTGGCGCGGTCTGCAGAGCATGTGCCCGAGCACACCGAGCCGGTAACGGGCGACCTGTTCGCAGGCATACCACCCGATCCGCCGCGCACGTAGCGCCCTAACCGCTTCCCCTTTTCCACACCGCTGACAGAGCCAGTTTGCTGGCCCTGCGGCCCTTTTCACGCCCAAAAAACCTGAAAGACCGTTGCATGAGCCGCTTTGCCATCACCCACATAGACCAGAACCATGTGCGCCGCCGCATGGTGATTGGTGCGCCCAATAACGCCATGGCCAGGGATTGCGCAGTGCGCATCTATGGCGCCGCATGGTTCATGAGCTGCGTGAGGGTCTGAATGAACGCCCCGATGCGCAATGCCTTGGTCATGCTGCCGCCCAAGCTGGCACCCGCAGATGTGTTGGTGGCAGAGTGCCTGCCCGATACATCTGCGCAGCCGAGTGCGCTGCTGCCTGGGGCGGTTGAACTGCTGCGCATCACCGTGGAAGCCTGGGGCCCGCTGCGTGAGAGCGATGCAGTGCCCATGCCGCTGGAGACGCGCAAGCAGTGGGCCACCCTGCGCAAGGAATACCGCAAGCAATCAGGCCGTGGCTATATCGATGCAGAGAACCAAGAGTGGTTCAGCCTGCCCGAAGAGTTGCGCATGGTCATCCTGCTGCTGGCCCAGGTCAGCGGCAACCTGCCTGACCTTGTTGGCAGGGACTGGCGCGAAACGCCCCCGCCCGAGCGCGCAGCCATCAAGGCTGCGACACGCTCCCTCAAACGACATTCCGGCCGCCTCGTCGCGCTGGCCAGCCTCTGGTAGTTCGCCATGGCTGTGTCTCTCATCCCGCGCAAGCGCGTCACCACCAACTTTAGGGAGTGGCTGCGCCATCTGCCCAAGCAGGCGCACGTCAATCAGCACCTGCAGCGGATCATCGAGTCCGCACCAAAGGAGTGGCAAGGGGCCATTCGTGCGCGCTTCGTCAAGACCGCACCCTGCCCGCCTGCCGGTGTGGCGCTAGACGCTGAGGCCTATGCACGCTGGGAGATGGGGCAGCCCACCGAAACGCAGCAGGCCTGGACTGCCCTGCAAGAGTTGGCGGACTACGAAGACCGCTATGGCGATGCGCTGCGCCTGAACCTGAGCGATGACGAAATCTGCACCTGGGCCAAGAAGCTGGCCGAGGATGTGGAAGAGTTTGACAACCGCCTGCAGGCACATGCGCGCACTACGCTGAGCTTTCCCAAGCTGCAGCCGGTTGACCCAGAAGTCACTTTGCAGGCCCGCGTCAATGCCGTGCGCCGCATTGTGGACATGCTGGGCGTGGAGGTGAGCAAGCCCATCCAAGGCGAATCAGACATTGCCCGCGCCAAGTGCGCGCGCTGGTGGCGCCGCCGCCTGCGCCGCCATATCGCCCGCGTGGTGGAGGCTGGCGCCATCCACATGGGGCTGGTGCATCTGAACAGCGGCGGCTATGTGAGCCACAGCGGGCTGCATCGCCGCAAGGGACAGTTGGCACGCAATGCCGATGCCTTGGGCCGCACGTATTACAAGAATGAAGCGGGCCAGCATTACAGCCTGGCTGAACTCTCGGCACTGTCGCCATCCAACCCGGCCATTCGTGGCGGCGAGTTGATGACGCGCATTCGAGGCGCCGAGGAATATGCCGACGCCCATGGCCATGTGGGCCTGTTCCTGACGCTGACACTGCCCAGCAAGTACCACGCCATGCGGCTGGTGGGCAGCGGTGAAAAGCGCTGGGCCGAGCGCAACCCAAAGTTCAACGGAGCCGACCCACGCGAGGGCCAGCAATGGATGCTTTCGCTGTGGAAGCGTGTGCTGGCCAAGCTGGATCGTCTGCACATCAAGCGTTATGGCCTGCGTGTGGTGGAGCCCCACCACGATGGCACGCCCCACTGGCACATGCTGGTGTGGACAGAAGACAAGGCCCAGGCGCGCGCCCTGGTGGCCACCATTCGCAAATACTGGCTGAGCGAGGACGGCAACGAGCGTGGCGCCAAAGAAAACCGCGTCGATGTGAAGCGCATGGAGCGCGGTGGTGCTGCGGGCTATGTGGCCAAGTACATCGCCAAGAACGTGGGCCACATCGCCCTGGCCGAGCATATGGACGTGGCGATGGGCCAGGAAATCCAGATGCGCCTGGGCCTTGATCAGCCCGACCAACCTACGCCCACCGACACCCATGGCTTGGCCGCACAGCGCCGTGTGGATGCATGGGCCGCAACCTGGGGCATTCGCCAGTTCCAGGCCTTTGGCATGCCCAGCGTGACAGTGTGGCGCGAGTTGCGCCGCGTGAGCAAAGACCAGCCGCAGCAGCTTGACCTGTTCTGCCCAGAAACCCAGCGCAGCATTCAGCGCGCCTATCAGGCCTGCCACCGCCACGGCGACGGAGAGAACGCCATACGCGCGGACTGGCGCATGTTCATGGAGTGCATGGGCGGCCACAGCTGCAAGCGCTACGAATGGCTGCTGCGCCCCGCCCGCCGCGCCGCCAAGGCCGGGGCCACCAATATGTACGGCGACCCGCTCACCGTGGGAACGGTGCGTGGCGTAGAGATTCAGCGAGGCCGTGCGCGTGGCCACTGGCTGGTGAGCCGCCGCATTGCATGGTCGCATTGCACAGATAAGCCCCAGGCAGCGCACGCCGCCGGCGTGGCTGCAGACGCCGATGGCGTCATCAACAGCGTGGGCCAAGAGGCACAGACACGGCCGGCTTTGCCGGGCGCTTGGACTGGTTTCAATAACTTCACGGGCCGCCTTCAAGGCGCCGCCGCTGAGCAGATTTCCATCAGCGGCAACCGTGAATCTGAGGCCAAAACCAATCACCTCACCCCGGATTCACCGGCCTACCAGCGCCAAGCACTGGCCAACCGCTTCCAGCAAGCCGCGCACTTCTTCAAAAACGCCCATTGATCCATCACAGGAGGAACCGCCATGCCCGCAAAACGCACAGAACCCAGCCGCGCAGCCGTCAATCCGGCCGCGGGCTTCAAGTACACGCCCGCAGTGAGCACCGATCTCGCCAAAAGCTTTGCCGCCATTCGCCGCAGGCAGGCCCAGCAGCAGCGCAATGCCGCAGCACTCGAAGCAGTGCAAGCCCAGCAGGCACTGGAGCTGGAGCCGACCGCCCAGGTTGTCCCACTTTTCAAGCACGCCGTCTAACCCAACCCACATCAGGAGGTAACACCATGGACCAGAACATCACCGCACTGCATAGCTATCGCGCCATCCTCATTCCTGCCGACGCTTCCAGCAACGTGGAAGCACTGGCTGACGCGGGCCTGCTGCCCACCATTCGCGTCAAGGCAGGCAATGCCACCCAGGCCAAAGTCAACGCACATGTGGCCAGCGGCCAGGGCGTTCTGCGCGTTGAGCGCGTGGAGGGCTGAGCAATGAACACGCTGAACCTCATTCGGCTGATAGTCCTCAAGCTGGTTCTGCTCGGCGGCGGTGCCATGGGCTGGGCCTTTGCGCGCCACTACATCGCAGACAGGGTGCGCCACATGGGCCAGATTCTGCTGGGCAAGCAAGACCTGCGCTGCATCTTCTCCATGCTGGAAGTCATGCAGGCCCGCCAGAGCGCAAAGCGTGTCTATCTGTCCGGCCCCATGAGTGGCCTGCCAGAGCTGAACTACCCGACCTTCAACGACAAGGCCACCGAGCTGCGTGCGCGCGGCTGGCATGTGGAGAACCCGGCAGAGAACCCTGCCCCGCCCTGCGGCTCCTGGCGCGGCTATATGCGCATGGCCCTGTGGCAGCTGGTGAGCTGCGAGGCCATCTACCTGCTGCCCGGCTGGGAGAACAGCAAGGGCGCCCGCCTGGAATACAGCATTGCCCAGTCCCTGGGCCTGGAGGTGATCGAGGCCGCCATCAGCATCCACATCAACAGCACGAACAAGGCCGCAGCCTGAGAACGGGAGAAATGAACATGAATCAATCCAATTGGGTCACCATCGCAAAGGCCGGTGCAGAGACAGGCCTGCCGGAATCCTTCTTCAACGAACGCACCGGGCTTTCTGGTATCTGGCCAGAGGGGCCAGTCTGGAAGTGGTTTGAGGGCCGCAAGCTCATCAACATGAACGGGTTCTATGCGTTGGTCGACAAGACGCCCAGCGTCCGCAGCAACCGAGGCCGCAAGAAGGCGAAGACATGCCAAGAGCAGTAGCCAAAACTACCGGGGTGATTGTTCGGGAGTCACACCTGCAGATCGACCTGCGCGCCCAGGGCTTCGGGCGCGAGCGCCTGGACTTGGCGCCGACGCCAGCAAATATCCAGTACGCAGCCCGGCTGCGGCTGGAGATTCTGGCCAAGATAGAGCGCGGTTCATTTGCCCTTGCGGACTACTTCCCGGACTCGCCGCGCGCCGTCAAGGATGCGCAGTCCCTCACCTTCAAACAGTTGGCCGGTGAGTGGCTGCGCGTGAAAAAGCCGCAAGTGCAGCACAGCACTTTCCACCACTATGAACAGACCTTGACCAGCTACCACTACAACGAGCTGATGGAAATGCGGCTGGCCAGCCTGGACTACCGCGCGTTGATGAAGCTGCTAGCGGACTTCCCGTCCAATGGCAAGACCTTCAACAACGTGGCCACCGTCTTGCGCCAGGTGCTGGAATATGGGTTCAAGGCCAAGCTCCTGGCAGAGCCGTTGCATGACCATGTGCAGATGCGCCGCCATCAAAAGCCAGGGCCGGACCCGTTTCCGCTGCATGAGGTCAATCAGATCATCCAGTCCATGCCTGCCGGTCAGGCTCGCAACTATTTCGAGCTCGCGTTCTTCTCGGGCATGCGGCCGTCCGAGCAGATTGCAATGCAGTGGAGCAAGGTGGACCTCAAGGCCGGAAAAATGCTGGTCGATGCCGCCAGGACGCGCGGCGAGGAAAAGGGGACCAAGACCGGCAACACCCGCACGGTGGAGCTGACCGCCAATGCCCTGGAAGCATTGCGCCGTCAAAAGGCGAACAGCCACAAGAATGCTGTCTATGTGTTTGAGACTGAGCAGGGCAAGCCTTTTGGATCCACTGACATCCCGCTGGATGCATGGTGGCGCCCCACGGTCAGCGCGCTGGGGCTGCGCTACCGCGATGCCCGGCAGACCCGCCACACCTTTGCGACCATGTGCCTGATGGCGGGCATCACGCCGGGCTGGGTGGCCATGCAGATGGGGCACTCCATAGAGATGTTTTTCCGCGTGTACAGCCGATGGATTCAAGGCGCAGACCAGGGCGCCGAGCGCCGCAAGCTGGATGCATTCATTGCGGGCAGCTAGTCGGCCAATCCCCGCATCAGGCACTTTCCTTAAAAGTACCCACTTACTTGCCAACCTCTAGAATGCTGTATAAAAATACAGTATGACTGTCCGCATTTTCATCCTCCGCGAACTTGGCCGCACCCACGTGCCTATCGGCATAGCTGGCAAGCTGGTCGGCCAGTTATCGCTACAACACGAGCGCCCGAGCCCGTCCGATGAGCGCAGTGTGGCGGTGTTGCAGGTTCTGGACGGTGTTCACATATACCCGTCGCAACGCAGAAAGCTCTACGAACCAAAGCTGATCGAGGCCTATGCGGGAATCATGAAATTCTCCGGCCTGGAATACGTGGATGGCGCCTGGTACGCCCAAGAGTGGCGTTGTGAGTTGAGTGAGTGA